TACTTATAGTCGGCAAACATTTATGCATGATGGCGAGAGGGGTTAGGCAGACCGAATCAGAAATGGAAACGAATTATCTGACTGGAATATTCAGGGCTTCAAATGGTAATGAATCAAAACATATATCAGCACGTGCCGAATTTTTTAATAGGATAAGGTAATGGTACGATCCCAACAAGATATAGGATCGCAAGAGTGGAAAGAAAAATATCTTTCTGCGTACAGAGAAATTCCAATAATTCGGATTGCGTCGCAATTGGCAGGGATAAATAGATCGACGGTCACAAGGGCATTACAGAATGATGATGAGTTTGCAAGAAAGGTAGCAGAAGCAAAAGACGAAGGCATAGAACGTCTTGAAAGCATGGCATGGCAATCTGCTCAAACTAATGAACGTGTCTTGATGTTCATGTTGAAAAGTCATAAGCCTGATATGTATGGAGACAGGCAGAAAGTAGATGCAACTATCTCCACCAAGAAATTTACGATTAAATTAAATGACGACCCCGATATATTAAACGGCGAATGACAACTTTACAATCCATAGAATACGAAAGACCCTTGCTATATAAAGAGCAGGATGAAGCAATCTTTAATACTGCCAGATATGTAATTGTTGAAGCATCTACTAAATCAGGTAAGACCGTTGGATGTATGACATGGTTGATTGAACAGGCATTATTGCATGGCACAGATGGACATAACTACTGGTGGGTTGCCCCTGTATTCAGTCAGACAAAGATGGTTTTCAAAAGAATGAAACGAGCAATACCAAAGGATTTATATCGCTCAAATGAATCGGAATTATCTTTGACGTTTATTAATGGAGCGGTCATACATTGTAAGTCGGGAGATAACCCTGATTCGTTATATGGTGAAGATGTTTATGCTTGTGTTATTGACGAAGCGACAAGGTGCAGGGAAGATGCTTGGTACGCAATACGGACAACGCTCACGCATACAGAGGGAGATATAAGGATAATCGGCAACGTCAAAGGTCGTAGGAACTGGGCTTATCAATTGGCTCGCAGAGCAGAGATAGGACAGCAAGACTGGCACTATGCAAGGATCACGGCTTATGACGCTATCAAGGCAGGAATAATATCAGACGATGAAATAAAAGATGCCAAGAGAACTTTACCACAAAATATTTTCCAAGAATTATATGAAGCCATACCGTCTGATGACGGTGGTAATCCTTTCGGTCTTGATGCGATAAGAAATTGCATTGGTGAGATATCCAATAAAGCACCTGCTTATTGGGGTTGGGATTTGGCACGCTCTGAAGATTACACATGGGGCATAGCGTTGGACGAAGATATGAATGTTTGCAGGTCAGAACGTTTCCAAAAGAGTTGGGCACAGACAATTAATACCATAGTTGAAATGACCGATATAACTCCTGCATTGATTGATGCGACAGGAGTAGGCGATGCTGTAGTTGAAGAATTACAGGCACGATTGCCAAGGGTTGAAGGATTCAAATTCTCCGCTTCAAGCAAACAGCAATTGATGGAACGATTAGCAATTGCCATCACAAGCAAGGAAGTAACATTTCCGGACAGCCTGTTAGTTTCGGAATTGGAATCTTTTGAGTACGAATATACACGCACAGGAGTTCGATATTCTGCGCCTGTTGGATTACACGATGACGGAGTGATAGCATTAGCATTAGCGGTCTATCATTGCACACACGCTCCGACGATAGGAATTTGGTAAATGGGATTTTTAGATTTTTTCAGACAGAAAGTGGCTTTGCCAGACGAATACATAACAATGGCAACCAACGGTTACGCCACACCACCGCCAGTCAACTATGAAAATTTTGCCAAAGAGGGATACGAAAAGAATGAGATCGTTTATGCGTGCATAAGAGAAATAGCAACTTCAGCATCTGAAGCACCAACGGTAGCAGTAATCAACGGTACTGATCCACCGGAATATGATTATGAATCCCCAATGCTATCCATGTTTAAAACGGCATATAAGACCGAATACGAGTTTGTAGAAAGCATAGTGACATTTCTACAGATATCAGGAAACGCCTACCTCTATAAAGAGCGATCCGGTCTTGGATTGTCAGGACTGTATTGTTTGAGACCTGACCGTATAAAGATAGTTCCAAATAAAGGATATGAATACGACATAGACGGAAGGGTCTACAACATACCGACGGAAGATATATGCCACATCAAATTCCCAAACCCTGCTAATGACCATTATGGATTATCACCGTTACAGGTATTGGCACGGACTATCAATTTGGATTCTGACGCTACGGATTTCACAAGGACATTTTACAGGAACGCAGGAGTTCCAAGTGGGCTGTTGAAAATGAAAAGAAAGATAGCCAACAAAGAAGAAGCAGGGCGAATCAGAACCGCATGGCGTTCACAATTTCAGGGGATAAGAAACTGGCACAGGATAGCGATATTAGATGATGACGCAAGTTATGAAGCGATGGCTTCACCGTTGAACCAAATGGAAATCCCTGCAATTCGTAACATGACCGAATCAAGGATATGTGCGGTCTTGGGAGTGCCACCAATTCTTGTCGGGGTAAATGTTGGATTAGAGAACTCCACATATTCAAATTATTCACAGGCAAAAGAATCGTTCTGGGAAGAAACTTTGATGCCGATGTACCGCAGGATACAGGATTCATTTAATAAGATCAGGGAAGAAGAATTTCCAACATTAGCACAGACAATCGCTTTTGATTTTTCAAACGTAAGAGCGTTGGAGCAAGACGAAACAGAAATTTGGAACCGTAACCTAACAAAGGCGAGAATAGCAAAAGAATTAGTCATGGCAGGATATGATCCTGAACAATCTTTGACTTTGGCAGGACTTGAAGTTATTCCACATATTGGAATACCGTCTCCCTCACCACAACAAGGACAATTAAGTATCACGCAAGGAACGGTCAAGCAATTACCAGAAAAAAAGCAAGATGTCCCGTCACTCGATAAAGTACGTCTGACGGCGTTAGCAAAAAGAATAGCGTTGGCACAAAATAAATTAGGGGAGAAATTCATTAGGGAAATCGAACCGGATATTGAAGGTTATTTTACGAGGTTATTAAACAAAGCGGATTCAATTATGGGCAGGACATTATCGGATGACAGTACAGAAAAGAAATCACCGACCCCACCATTCAATGCTGACAATCTTATCCCTGTATCTGCGGACGTTGAAATACAAACGATGTTCAGACCTTTGCACATGAGGATAATCCAATCCACGTTTAATTTATTGAACGGAGAATTGGGTGCTACAAACGCTATTGCGTTTTCGGAAACTTTACCATCTGTCCAACATTTTTTGGTACAGGGTTCAACGAGGGTCACAAAGATAAATACTACAACTCGAAAGAAGATCGCTGATACCATTGCTGACGGGGTCAATAGGGGATATGACTATAACCAAATTGCAAGAGGTGTACCAAAAGATGGATATAATGGAGTCAGGTCTGCCGTCAAGGAAACCTACAAAAACAGAGCAAGGGCAATCGCTAGATCCGAAGTTGGATTTAGCCAAAACAATGCCTCATATGTAAGATATCAAAGTGCAGGAATAGAAAATGTATTTATATCAGATGCTTGGCGAGGAACAGAACACGATGACGTATGTTTGGAAGTTGCCGACACGGTTCAACCGTTAAGTTGGTTCTCAACTAATATGCTTCAACATCCTAACTGTTCACGGATAGCATCACCAGTAGTGGAGACATAATCATGCAGAGAAAAACATATACCGCAGAAGCAAAGATAATCAATGAAGCAGAGGGGATCGTTGAAGCGTTTGTTAATTCAATGGGCAAGGTGGATTTAGATGAGGAAGTCATTGATGTAAAAGCATTTAATAAATCGATAGAAGATGGCGGTATATCAGTCGCATGGTTTCACAACCAAGCAGAGCCAGTAGGGAAAGTCATATCTGCTAGTGCCATTTCGGAAGATACGGATGAACGTACCGGAATGGATTCAGGAAAACTAAAAGCAGTTATGCAATTTAATTTAGAAACTCAACGTGGCAAAGAAGCATTTAGCGATGTTAAATTTGGTGCGGTGCGTGAATGGTCAGTTGGTTTTCGGGCTACCGACCATGAGATAAAAGATTTGGCAGACGGTGGAAAGTATAGGGTCATTAGTGATCTTGATTGGGTTGAAGTGTCACCAGTAATGCGTGGTGCATCTCCTGAAACTCAAACCGTAGGCGTAAAAACTGACACAGACACGGAAGAAGATTCTGTCGCTGACTCGGAAGGAATCAAAACATTACAGACAATAATAGAATTAGAAAAACTTCGAATGGAGTTAAAATAAAATGGGTAAAGTTACAGAACTTCGTGACGAAGCACGTACCACTTTTACAGAGGCAGAACGCCTTTTGAAAGACGGTGATCTTGAAGGATCAAATCGTGCCATAGAAGACGCGAAGTCAAAATTGGCTGAATCCACCGAATTAGAAAATGCAGAGATTCAAATCAAAGCATTGAAAGGTGAGTTCAACAAGCCAACAAATGCTATTCCAGTAACAACGGAAGAAGCAAAAATATACAACCCTGAAGATAAAGGTAAGGATTATAAAACTTCTTACCGACCTGCCAATTGGGTAAAAGGATTGCCATCAGCAGTCCAACCAAAATGGGTCAGGGATCAGATGGGTGAAAACGAAAAAGCAGAAGAACGCGTATACAAAGAAGCGTTCACAAAATGGTTGAGAGACCCAAGTCCAAATGCAGGGCATTTCTGGACAAAGGCAGAGCCAGATGAAATAAAGGCTATGCAAGAGGGTACTGATTCTGAAGGTGGATTTTTTGTACCGGAAGATTTTAGGGCGACAACCATACACGATCCGGGAACACCGTCAGGCGTTCACCGACCACTATGTACCGTAATAACAACGACTCTCAAAGATGGCTATCTGCCAACTATGGGTTCATCGTCTGTTGCGATAATCGCAGAGGAAGCGGCATTTGGAGATACAACTCCAACAGTCGGACAGGTATCTTTCACAATAAGGAAAGTCGGTACTTCAACGAAAGTATCACAGGAATTATTGGAAGATTCCGCTATTAATCTTCCTGCGTTGCTTTCACAAATATTCTCCGAAGCGTTTGGAAGATATGAAGATGAGCAAATGATTAGTGGTGACGGTTCGTCTGAAATTCAGGGTATCCGTGCTGTTGTAACTGACGGTACAGATTCTGCGGCAAATAATGCCGTAGCAATCGGTGATATCCTACAATGGTACTTTGACGTACCCGCACAATTCAGGGCTAATGCGACATGGTCAACCACCAGTTCATTCTTAAACCAAGCACACGGTCTTGACATCACATCAAGCAAGGGGCAATTATTTGCTTCCCCGATTGATCGGTTGTTGGGCAAGGGTCTGGTCACTTTTGACGGTACTGGTTGGGATGACGCTACAGCCATTGCGGCAGACGAAGAAGTCGGTTGTCTGTATGACTGGAGTAATTATTACTTGGTAGACCGAATTGGAATGTCCATAAAACGTGACGATTCAATTTATGTCGCAAATGACCAAGTAGGTTTCTTTGCCCGTAGGCGTGGCGATGGTCGGGTAGGTCTTGCTAACGCAGGGCGTATCATGAAGATAGCGTCATAGGAGTTAGTTATGCCGAAATTTAGCCAACTAACCGACAGGATTACGATTGTAACCG